TGCGTCGTTCTCGAGGGTATGGAAAATCGCACCACCGCCCCGGCGTCACTGTGCGTGCCTCATACGGTCACCTGCTTATCGAGCAGCATCACGACCATCCGCTCATGAACATTGAGCAGCACGCTGATGTCGCGAGGTTTCAGCCCAGATGCGGCCAAGATGCGAATGCGCTCACTCACCGAGAGTTCGGTGAATCCTCGGGAGTCCTCGCGAGTGCTCGGTGACGTAACGCGTTCGTCACGCGTGACAGGTGTAACGCTCATGTAACGTTTCTCTCGGTGTCGCACGGGGCTAGCAAAGTGACAGCTCATGTGCGACCGCCCGCTGATGTAGAGGGGATGTCGGAGTCCGGACCGGAGCCGGACGAAGAGCCCGGAATCGGATCCGGACATGGAGATCTCTTAGACGTGTTCCTACGGTGGAGCGCTAAACCATCCAAAAAGGGGCTGATACGCTTCCCCGTTGGTAGCGCTAGAGGCCCTTTGAGGGGTTTAGCGCTTCCCCTAATGTCGTTTTTGTCATTTAGCGCTTCCGCATTGGTAGCGCTGTTAGCGCTTCCTCTGTTGGTAGCACTAACGATGGCAGCGAACCGCGTGAGCACGGCCCGAATCTCGGGCTCGCTGAACCCGGCCTTCGCCATAGCGTCCGTGTTCAGTGCCTCATGAGTCACGCCATACAGCGCACAAACGCGCTGGCGGGCCGATCGCGTGCGAACGATGTAGTTCCGCTCCAGCAACGTCTTCGTCGCCGCAGTGACCACCCGCTGAGAGCCGAGATGGAACTCTCGGATCACAGAGCGGCACAGCTTCCCGGTGCCGTTGGCCCAATGCTGATTCTGCGAGCACAGCGCGAACCAGACTCGGAACTCCGGCGCGGAAAGTATGCCCAACGCCTCCTTGGCAATGACTACAGGGATCCGAGCGAACGTGCCGTGCAGAGAGGAGGTTTTCTTCTTCCCCTTCGTCACGACGCCACCTTGGCGACGATCGGGACGACGTAGCGGCCGATTACCTTTAACTCAATCCTAAGTCCTACAGCCCGCAGCCTTTCTACGATGCGAGCTCGCGGCCGAATAGATACAATGGTGGCGTTCCCTTCGATGCTCTTGCCGCCGTCAGCCCCGCCAGGCTGGCGTGCGGCGTCGTGAGCGCCCATCTAGGCCACCGATTGAGTGCGAGCAGCGACGAGCCTGGACACGAGCTGTTTTCTCTCGTGCTCGGGCTTCCCGGCAATAACGGCCTTCTGGATTTCGACGATCTCGTTTTCCGGCCAGACCGAGGACCGACCTAGCTTAACGGGAGGCGTGACGAGACCGACCTTGATGTCGTCGTAGATGGCGGTGGTGCCCTCACCGAGGAATTCCCTCAGGTGCGCGAGCCGAAGAAAGCGTTGAAGCGACATCTGTGTATCCGCGTGAATGCCAGCGTGCGCTAGCGACGGATACGAATACTAGAGCCGACCTAGTCGAACTTCTGAATAATCTCAGCAACCAATTAGTTGCCACGCTTCCTTGGCATGTTGTTCTCGTCCTCCCATTTGCGCAGGGCGTGCGGCGACATGTCGCAAAGATCAGCTAGGCGCTTTCGGCTCTTGGTGTGTGCTCGTAGCTCTAGATACTGACGCCGCGTCAGCTTCTTGCTGCTCGCCTTGTTGCTCGGCTGATCATCGATCAACTCATGAAGCAATTGCGTGTACGCGGCCGAGGCGTACAGCAGGTGAAGTAGCGCATTTCGCGCGAGCGAGGATTGGCCCTCCGGGTGCATTAGAAACATACGAACGTGCCCCGCCCAATGTCCGATGTTGGCGATCGTTTGCTCCCGCAGACTACCGGGAGCCGGCTGCAGTTCTTTGGCGAGCCGAGCTGCCTTATCCAGAAAGTCGTCAAGGCCGGCGATGGTGCCGAGGGCATTGAGGTCGATCACATCTTTCCCCGGCGCTTCGACGTCGATATGGCTAAGCTTTCCCTCTCGGTATCTCTTCGCCATCACTTCGCCCTCTTTACCTGTTCGAGGTAGTCGCTCCAGGCTTGCATCATCTTCCGGCGCTGGGGCAGATACTCCGCGGCGTTGTACGCGGCACGCACCTTGTCCCGCTCGCCGTGCGCGAGCTGGCGTTCGATCGCATCTTTGTTCCAGCCCTGCTCGTTGAGCAACGTACTGGCTGTTGTTCTAAAACCGTGTGCCGTTTGCTGATCCTTGGAATAGCCGCAGGCTCGCAGGGCAACGTTGAGCGTGTTCTCGCTCATTGGACGGGAAGCGTTGCGGTTGGATGGGAAGACAAACCCGCTGCCATCAGCGCCCGTCACGGGCTCGAGTTCGCGCAGGATCGCAACGGCCTGCCGCGACAGTGGAACGATGTGCTGCTCGCGCATCTTCATTTTCGGAGCCGGAATCCGCCACTCCGGTTCCTTGCCATCCAGGGTGAATTCCGACCATTCCGCATGCCTGAGCTCGCCAGGACGCACGAACAGCAGCGGAGCGATTCTGAGCGCGCTACGGACGACGAAGGAGCCGTCATAGGCGTCGAGTGCTCGCATGAGTGCGCCTACCTTGGCAGGCTCGGTAATCGCTGCGTGATGCTTCACGTCGATGGCCGGCAATGTGTCGCTGCGCTCGATGTCGGCGATCGGATTGTGCTTGATGTATCTGCGTCCGGGCGCCTTGGCATACCGGAACATGGCATCGCACTGAGACAGCGCCCGATGTGCCGTGTCGATGAGCTTCGCGCCTTCGATGCGACGGATACACGAGAGCACGTCATCATCGGTGACATCGCCGATCGCCTTGTGCCCGATCCATGGGAAGAAGTGCACCTCGAAACGGCGGGTCGTGCGCTCGATGTGGTCGGCGGACAGGCCCTTGGCCTTGAGCATGTTCGCAATCCATTCGAGCGTGATGGCCTTGAACGTCGTTTCGCTGGCCGCTGCCTGAGCGACCTTCTGCTCAATGCGCACGACGCCCGGATCGATGCCGTTTGCGACCTGCTTGCGGATCTCAGCGCTTCGCTCTCGTGCGGTCGAGAGTTCGATCTCGGGATAGATGCCGAGGCTTAGTAGCTTCTCCTTTCCGCCCCAACGGTAGCGTTGCCGCCACCAACGACCGCCGGCGGGCGTGACGAGCACATAGAGCCCGTCCTGGTCGAAGAGCTTGTATGGTCGAAGCCGCGGCTTCGCGGCGCGGATCTTGGTGTCCGATAGTTTCGGCATGTGGGGTAACTCGCCTTAGGGACGGGAACCACTGACCTGTTACCCCTTGAAGTTACCCCTGACAGGGGTAGGATGTCCACGGACGCCAGCAAAAGCGGGCGGAGGACGATTACCGGGATTTTTGCGGGTTTTGTGCGGGTTTCGCTATGTCGGCGAAGGTCCGCGAAGGCTCAGTTGGAGGCTCGGGCCACAACCGCATAATGCGCATTTAAGGCTTCTTTCACCGCTTCCATAGAGCCGATTGCGTCGAGTTACCCCGGATAGTTACCCCCGGCCTTCTGCTGGTGAGTCCAAGAGCGGCCGACTGCCCGTGTATCAGACGGACAGCCGGCCTTGACCACAACGCCTGTCATTGGAGGCAGTCATGGCCCGTCCAGATTCTACCCCGCCAAGCGGGGCGCCCCTCGTTCCGCATCCATCCCCGGACTTCAGTCCTAATACGCCCACACTGCAACACCGCCTGACCTCCGAGCTGAACGCCGCGCACCAGGCAATGGAACGCCTCTGTGGCGTCATCAGCGTCGCTCTGATGGCGCTGCAGAGACAAGACGAAGTTGATCCGGGTATTTCTGTTTGCTTAGAGAACGGCATTGAAGTCGAGTTGAGTCCGGCCAGGGATCGCATCCGTGACGCCCTGGCGCTGCTTCCAGGGGTGGCTGAAGCGCTGTCGCGAGGTGCGTCATGAGGCTCGTCGTCAAGGTCGGCCCGCTGAGCATCATTGATCATCACATCGCGCCGGAAGCCGATACGGTCGTCACGGTGACCTACGGCCGATGGTGGCACTGGTGGCAGCCGGGACGCGTTCGGTTGCGGATCCAGCAGGGAAATAAGGTAACGCACGCGATCGACAAGCCAACACGTTAGGCGTCCGCAACTTGGCAGTTGCTCAGCCCGGGTTCTCGATGGCCCGGGCTTTTTATTTCCTCAGATCGTCGCCTCTGCCGGCGTGCCACGACCGACGATTGCCGAGAGCTGATAGATACGTACGCTCACCTCAGCCTGAGGCTCGCCAAAGTCCGTAGTCTGATCTTCGGCGGTATAGACCACTGACGGCGTCGAGCTCGTCAGCGTGCGCACCACCGAAGAGCCATCGAGGATATCGATGGAGTACGACTCGCTAGCCTCCGAATTCGGCAACTCAACACCGCTGCGCATTGTCTGGTGCAGACGATCGCGCCGAATCCAAGTGATGGTCACATCTTCCGAGCTGTCGCGCTCTCCGCGAACATAAACCGGTGAGAATGTTTCCAGCGCCATGCCATGGCCGGTGAACGATTGGCTGATCGACGATGAGAACGCGGTGCCAGCGGTCACGCCACGGTAAAGCATCGCTGCTTCGATCTGAGCAGTCGCCAGTGGCAACCTCACGATGCCCGGCCCGGTCATCAGAACGAAATAATCGTCAATGACGCTGGTACCCACGAGGTGCTCGGTCCCGTGACGCCCTCGTAGCAACGTTGTGAGTCGATAGCGATTGGTCCCAATCAATTCGGCGTTCACAAACTGGACAACTTCCCATCGCCCATCCACACCGATCGCGGCGACATTCGCGCCGGCCAGAACCGCGACCTTCGATCGATTCTCCAGAGTTCGCCCCGAGGGGATCACCACATCTATGGAATTCGCGTAGTCCCAAGTGCCAGTAATGCCGGCCTCGAGCGGTGTTTCAATGCGCCCGACAGTCGCCTCGTCGGATACTGAGCCCACCTGCGTCCACGTCACGCCAGCATCCGCGCTTCGATAGATCGCCGCGCCATTCCAAGCGTTCCCGAGCACCGTGCGCCCAGCCACCGAGTAGATGCCAGCGTCATCATCCTCTTCGCGCAGGGCCGGCAGATCGAGCATCAGTAACTCGGTTCCAGCAAAGGTTCTGATGCGGTTAGGCTGACGACCGGGCGGCTCGGCAACCGCAGTAGACTCGTAAGCGCCATCATCATCCCGTACCAGCTCAGCGCGTCGAAGGATCATATCGGACGTTGTCAGGCTGGCGATCCGCATCCGCTCATTGCGCCCATCAACAGGAACGATGACGGCGTCAGCAGGTTCAAGCTCAGACCAGTAGCGATCGAATGAAATCTCGTGGACCCACCTGGCGCGCCATGCATCGGCCCAAATGATTTCTGCGATCTGTGCGGCCTGGTCATCATCGAGTGCAGCAACCAGGTCTACGTCAACGTCGTTCACTGCATCGGTGATTAACCGCACTGGGCTGATTTGCTCACCGGGTTCGTAGTCGCGACTCGGGGCGACGTAGTGAACTCGAATCGCTCGCGGTAGTTCCAGTCCGCTGAGTTTTCTCGTGGTCACGGCAGGCACGTCATCCTCGCCCTCATGCGCGCCAAGCTCATCCGCCTCAATCGTAGCTACCTCAGCCTTACCTCGCGTAGGCCACTTAAGAACGTTCCCCGATTCAACGCAATCAAAGAAACCGACCATGCGCAGTGGCTCGATACAGGCCCGACCACTCATCGGGCGAGTGCGCGCGTAGCCATGTACAAATCGCGATTCCAGATCAGTTACATCAATGTCAGCGTCGCTGAGTCCGCACTCGTTACATACATCGGACACGATGGTCGCGAGTGAAACGTCTTCAGGTGAGGGATTGCCGAACTCCAGAACCACCGGCCCGAGTCCGATCTCGAATGTGACCATGCGATTGCTGCCACCGTCGAACACCTGCTCGCCAGTAAATGAGTTAAACGCCTCAGTCCACTCGATGTCTTCGTATGATCCATCGGTAGTATCGAAGTAGCGCGTGTTTCTAAGGGAGGTGCGCCACGCAATCCGATTGTTCTGAACTCGAGAAGAATTCAACACGTCGTGAGGCAACGGTAGGGTTGTTTCAACGTTCCACAGTATCGTCCATGTCGCAGGATCGTATTTAAAGAACCGAGACGTTTCACTGTCGCTCCCACTTGCGCCTCCAGTGACGCCGATCAGCATTGTCCGATCTGCTTCGTCCCAAAGAAATACACGACAGTCCACGATACGGGTCCATGTCGGATCGATCTCAAGCGCTTCGATGGCTCCATACGGTTCGCTACCAGTAATAACACGCCTAGCGAAGAGATTATTATAACGTGCGTAAACCCTACGAATGATGATGGGGAGAGACGATCCCGAGGACGCGGGATCGTAGGCCAGCGCGTATCCATATATGCGGCCAGTCAAGAAGTCCGGTGGATCTACGTAAAAACTGCCGCGACACACTTTTCCATCTGTATATCCAGCGCCCGGCGTCCAGAATTCGGAGCCACTTAGATTAGTGCCGTTATAGAAACTAAAGTGACCGGAAACAGAAACAGACAAGATGAAATCGCCGTAGCCATGAAGATATATTGCCACTGCTTCCCGCCAGAACTCGGCGACATAGCCTTCGGCGCGATAAACATCCATTACCAGCGTGTCGGGATCGATACGTGCAATCGATACATTGTCAGATGCCGTGAACCATGGATAATAAATATGTCCGCCATGACCAATTGCGATCGTGCCGTGAATCCACAGCCCGAGGTGATTGGGCACTCCCGGAAGCGCATCTTCGAAGCTTTGTTGCCGAAGTTCGGTGTTGTCCGACATTCGGAACTCTCGGAATCCCTGCTCATCACCTACGCTATCGGCAACGATGTACCGACCACGGGCCCAATCCGGCAGGATGATGTCTGCACTGATTCCATCCAGCACGCCCTCCGACAAGAGCGTCGGAGGCAGATACTCCCGTTCGCTATCGCCGTCGTAAATCTCAAATCGATATTGCGGATGTCGTCTCCCTTGGCTTTCTAACAACCGTCTGCGGGTGAGAACAATGTATGACAGGCCACGAAAGGCTGGAACGTTGCCCACACCCTCTTCCGCTTCGATAGTCGGATCCGGCATCTGGTCTTCGGTGCCGGTATATAGCATCACGCCGCCTTCCCACTGGCGCGATGCCTCCATCCGCTCGCTAAACTCTTCGGATGTTTCGTTGTCCTGTTGCCCACGGATGTCATACATGAGCTCGCCGTTCTCCCAGACGCGCTGGATACCGCTAATCTCATTCCCAACCAAGCCAATGGCGATCGATTGGTAATAGGAGTACGACGTTACAGACTGCTCTGGACCGAATGTGCCGCTGTCTACTTCTGTTGTTGTGGCAACTTCTTCTATCGCGCCGAGCCACATCACGGTACCGGGTACGGCCATGGTTCCCCAGGATCGAACTACCGGCGCACCGACCTGCGCGGACGTAGTTTGCAGATCCTCCATTCTCGGCCCGAACTGTCGAGGCAACTCCGTTGGGGATAGCGCCATGCCTGCGAGCAGGCCCAACTGAATCCCATACATCGCGCCCATCGGGGTGAAGCCCGACGCAACGAATCCGATGATACCGCCTACAATCGCTCCGGCGACTTGGCCTGCATTACTCATGCGGCCTCACGAACAATCTGCGGCATATAACACGCCTTTGATCTTCCAAAGCGAATGCTGGCACCGCGTCTTCCATAGCCCTCTGTAGCCGTGCTCTACAACGTGCCCGTTTCTCGCATCGGCGTGAATGACATTTCCTTGCGCGTAGATGCCAAAGTGACGTGGGTGATAACCACCTGGATCCTTCATCAGGATCACACATCCGTCGGTCAGCTTTGAGATCGGCTCGAATGCCTCTTGCACCCATTGGAGTAAATCCGGGTGCGCGCATCTTCCGTAGTCACGACGATCCGGCGATCCTAGGAGTTTCCAGAAGTCGAACCCAGCTTGCCTGAATGACAAAGCCACCAGGCCGATGCAGTCCACCCCGAGTCGGGTGCGACCTTGGTGCATCCAAGGAACGCCCAATAGAGACCGCGCCGCGACGATGAGTTCTTCAGCGGTGAGAACATAGTTACTATTTGCTGTTGAATCCGTCGTTCTCATTCTGAGTTATTCCTTGCCAATGGCTGAACGCTCGGATCGGCCACTTCCAGGGCCACTCATGACCGCAAGAATTCCCGGGATGAAGACGCCATAACCGCGGAAGTTGATGATGTTGTTGTGGACATCACGGCAAGTCGAAATCAAACGATTGCAGGCCGGTGGCAAGGTGAGGGTATCGCCAACCTCGGGATCGTCTGGGAACTCCTCCCACGTCGTGATTGTCAGTGTGTCGCCTACCACGGTTGCGCGCTTCACTTCACGGAAGAACTGATTGTTATCTCCGCTTGTGAACGTGAGCTTCGCGCCGTCGAAATACGTCGCAGTGGGAGGCGGATCGCCGGCAGTGATCTCGACATCGAAGCGGCGACGACTATAAGCCGTGGTCACAACCGCCGTGCGAGTCACCGCAGCTACATTGAAGCCGCAGCGCACGTCGCCAAACTCCACAACATTGCATCGGTCGGAGTATGTAAATCCAACGTTCTGCTGGACCCGTTGCAACATGCCTCGGACTTCCATCCGATAGCGGCCGTCAGAGTCTCGCGACGGAATGCCTAGATATCCCCGCCGCTCGATGAGCTGACCATCGTCTGGTGCGTTGTAGTTCACAGCGAACACCTCGACTGGTGCATCGTCGAGCAGGCCGGCTTCGATCTCACCGACAGTGATGTCTGGAACCTCCCACTGGTCAGAGAACGCGCCATCCACCTCCATGTTGTCAACGGACAGATCACTGGTCGATCGAACGTCAGAGGCCGTGATGTTAGCGGCCGAGCGATAGAGGCCCGCGTATGCACCGGCCGAGATCTCGATGTCGCGGTCGTGTTCTGTCGAACGAATGAACTCGCCGTTCCCTTTCTCGATCGTCCAGCAGATCGCCAGCGTCGAAACGTCGCTGCGCAAATGCGCGAGCAGTTCGGGTGGAACTACTCTCATGATCGCTTTCCGCCGGTGTGGAAAACGATCTGATCGGCATCAGGATTGCCGTAGTCAACTCTGAAGAAGCAAATGTCGTTGCTGCTGGCCGGACGTTCTGCTGGCGTATACACACCTGCGAGTGCCGGCCACATCGCATCTGGGGAGATCGATATGGGCTCGCTGTGCGCTGTTCCGCACTGACCGTCCACCGTGCGCCAGCAAGTCACGGCGCGCGACGGGTCCATGCCGGAAAGATTGAAGAAGTGGGGTATGAACTTCATTAGTGCGTCACCGACTGCTCAAGCAACGTTTGGCATTCCGTCGTGTCGATGTGAAAGTAATCACCGCTCGTGAGGCTAAAGTGAAGCCGAAGGAATATCCCTTTCTCTGCATCGCGCAGGACTTCCGGCGTCACGTGGAGGTTATCGAACGAATCGATAGTGATGTTTCGCTGCAGAAGTTCTGCGTTGAGGGCGCGTAGTGTCCCGGGCATTTTCATCGTGCGTCTCTCCCTCGTTGAACAACGAGCTTCCAGTCGGAGCATGAGCCGGGTTCACTGGTCGTGACAGACATTGCCAGCCACAAACTGCCCTTGTGCGTGAGCAGCTGGCCGCGCGCGTACACAGAGCCAGCAAGGAACGTTCCCCTGTAGCAGTCTGCGAGCGATTTCGACTGTGCGGACTCGAGCGCTCGAACGCGATCAGAAAGTTCGAATACGGCAGTAAGCGCTAACTGAAGCGCGGAAGTTGCATCCGGCGGCGCGCCAGCGTTTCGTATCACGCGTTCGGCGCGCGTAGATGGTGTGTCGCCAGTCATCAAGCAGCCTCTGCGTAGTTCGTGTCCGCGATCTGGACCACGGCGGTATCGCGTAGCTTACGAGCCGCGATGAATCTTTCCGCCCTCAGCCCGAGCAAATTCCGCTGCCACAAACTCACGAGCACCGTGCTTGCGGTCGTCGGATGATCGGGTGCCGAATCCATTTCTACGGTTGCCTGTTGAGCGGCCGACACCACGAGCGTGTCGCTACCGACGGCGATCTGTTGCGCATCGATCAACAGCAGATTGGCGCCGGATGAATCCGCGACGATGGCGTCGGTCGGCATAACCTCGACACCCGCGATGCTACCGCCCATGACAGTGAGCTCGGGATAGAGACGCTCGCCGGTTGTGGAGTCACTCGCGAGTGCCAGGCGCGCGACGGTCAGCGGATCTGCAAGCAGGAAAAATCGACTGCGCGCGTTCGGCGATGTCTGCACCACGGCGCTCGCCAGGTCAGCCAGGAAGTCACCGGTGCCCGTCACCGATGGCGTGGAAGTATCGATCAGCAGGTTTACGAATACGCTGTTGGTTGCACGGGACACAGCGGCGCGCAGTTCATTGGCGAATATTGCCTGACCGGCACGTCGGAGCAGGTCATCAGTGATGACGACGAGGCCCGCAACCTTCACCGGCTCCAGTCCGCCGGCCTCGAATGAAATCTCACTCAGAATCTTGGGCCGCGCTTCGCCGACTTCCGCGGCACTGGCCTGCGATGCCACGAACGCACGCGTACGCAATGGCAGTTCGCGCGCATACGGCGCGATCGCATCGAATGCACTGATGGTCGCCAGCGATTCGACAAACGCCTCAGATGACATGGTGAAGGCATAGTCATCCACGAACCCCGCGCCGGTCAGCGTGCCGACATCAACCGCAGCCTTCACCATTGCCAGCGCCTTCTGGTCTCGGCCCTGCTCGGCAAGCGCGAGCACATCGGCCATCTTCCCGCGACCGAGAGCAACGCACCGGGCGAACTGGATGAAACTGCGCGACTCTTCCGACGATCGTCCAAACACCTTTTGCACTTAGGCTCTCCGATTCGTGAAAGCTTGAGTTTGTGCAGCTCCTTGGTCATCGTCGATGCTCGAATGTCGTTGTTTGTCGTCTGGCGTGAGCGTTGCCGCGATCTCAGTCAGCGAGTAGGACCATGACCGGCCGATTGCGCATGCGGAGGGACCGACGGAATCTAAGCGCCAGCGCTGCAGCGTGCGAACGCCAACGCCGAGCAGGCGCGCGACGTCAGCCTCGCGTATCAGACCCGCCAAGCTCACGGAAACCCCGTTTGCGCGGCAGACATCGAGCAATTCGTCGGGTGTCATTGACCTTGGCTCCAAAAGCTGAATTCTGGCGAAGCGTGCGTGACCC